TCGATATACCATTGTAATTTAGATTTATCCATATTTCTTTCTTCCATAATATTAATTAATTTTTCGTAATTATCTTCTCTTATAGAGGAACCAATTAATTCACCTAAATTTGGAAATATTAAATCACAAGCTTGAACTGTATTATTATCATCATTTAATTTCATATAAAATGATTTTAATACTTTTGGATAATTATAAATTAAGACAGGTTTTTTATATATTTCATCACAAATATATTTTTCACAATATGAACCTAAATCATCTCCCCATTTTGGTATATCTTTTATTGTTATTTCTTTTTTATATTTTTTAAGAATATTTTTTTTATGTTCTTCAATAAGTTCAATCGCAAAAGTATATGTTATTCTTTCAAATTTATTATTAATAACATTTTCAAGTTTTTCAATAATACCAACTGAAATATATTTATTTAATTCTTCATAAACTGTTTTATTTTCTTCTAATGTTTTTTTAATTACACTTTTTACCATATCTTCCGAAAAATTCATTAAATCATTTATATCTATAAATGCTATCTCCCATTCTAAATGTGTAAAACATCCTAAATGTCTTTTTGTTTTACTTTTTTCTGCTCTAAATGATGGATTTAATGTATATACTCGTGATAAACCAGCACATAATGCTTCTAATTGTAATTGAGAACTTACTGTTAAATATGCTTGTTTTTCAAAGAAATCATTTTTAAATATTTCTTGTTCTTTAATTTTATCTTCTTTTATTTCATTATATAATTTATTAAAATCCATACTTGTTATTGTAAATACTTCTCCAGCTCCTTCACAATCTGATGTTGTTATTACATTTGGATCTAAATTATAAAAATTATTATTTTGGAAATATTCATGAACATTTTTTATTAAACTATTTCTAATTTTATAAATATAATTATAACTTCTAAATCTCGTTCTTAAATGTTGATTATTTCTTAATGTCTCTAAATCTACTGTTTTTGCTAATAATACACTTTTTTTATCTCTTATTATTCCTTCTATTTCTATCTTTTCTCCTACTATTTCTATATCTTGTCCTTTTGCCGGTGATTTTACTATATTACCTTCTATTTTTATCGTTGCACCTCTTATATTTTCTATATCTTCTATATTTTCAATCTTGTCTTTATGTATAACTATCTGTAAATTTTTATCATATGAACCATCCACTAATCCTATAAATATATTATTATTCTGATTTCTAAAATTTAACACCCAACCCCTTATTTCTACTCTCTTATTATACTCTTTCTGTTCATCTTCAGACACTTTATAATATTCATTATATATATCTCTTATCTGTATCCCTAAAACCATTATACTCTTCTTTATCATTTTATCTTTATTCTGTTTTATTTATTAACTTTTTTATGCTCTTTATAATTTTAAATTAATGTTAATATCTCATATAATTAAGTTCTATTTATTAATTATAATTAATAATTAATATTTTTCATTATTTTTCATTATTTTTCATTATTTTTCATTATTTTTCATTATTTTTAATAAAATAAGTAAGATGATAATAATAATATATTATGGTTTATAATAGAAGATAATTAATAAAAATTATAAAAAACTAGTAAGATGAATAAAAAAAAAGATTTTAGTAAAAAAATAAAGTATATATATAAAATTTAAAAATCGAAACAAAAAATAAAAAACAAAAATAAAATATCATCATATGAAAAATATTATCAATAATCAAAAAATGCATATTTTTATTAATCATCTATTTGTTTCTTATCACTTTTTAATATTACTTCTAAAATAAGATGCAATTAAAAAATGTGATTTTTTGGCTATTTTTTAGTGGTCTTAATTTATAAAATTTAATTAAAAAATATGATATTAATAAGTAGTAAAAATAATTTTAAATAAAAAATGAATTTTAAAAACAGAGTAAAAAAATGATATAAATTTGATGTCTTTTTATGAAAAATTTAATAAAAATTAGTAATTTTATTTTATGGTCTTTAGCATCTTTAATAGTAATTTATTTTAGTTCTTATTTTTGGTCTTGTTATATTGTAATTTAATAATATTTTATAATAAAAAACATAATATATTAACTTTTTTATGGTCTTTATAATTTAAAATTTAAATTAATATTTCATATAATTTAGAACTTAAATTAAATTTATAATTTAATTTATTATTTTTAGTTATTTTTTGTTATTTTTCATTAATTTTAATAAAATAAGTAAGATGTAATTAAATAATATATTATGGTTTATAATAGAAGATAATTAATAAAAGTTATAAAAAACTAGTAAGATGAATAAAAAAAAGATTTTAGTAAAAAAATAAAGTATATATATAAAATTTAAAAATGGAAACAAAAAATAAAAAACAAAAATAAAATATCATCATATAAAAAATATTGTTAATAATCAAAAAATGCATATTTTTATTAATCATCTATTTGTTTCTTATCACTTTTTAATATTACTTCTAAAATAAGAAGCAAATAAAAAATGCTATTTTTTAGCTATTTTTTATTGGTCTTAATTTTAAATTTATAATAAAAAATTATGATATTAATAAGTAGTAAAAATAATTTTAAATAAAAAATGAATTTAAAATAAAGAGTAAAAAAAAGAGTAAAAAAAGATATAATTTTGGTGTTTTTTTATGTAAAAAATAGTAAAAAAAAAATAATAAAAATGATTTTGAAAAGTGATAAAAACTATGATATAAATAGAAGAAAAAAATTGAAAAAAAAATATAATAGAGAAGATAATATAATAAACATTATAAAATAAAAATGGATAGGATAAATGATAAATTGGAGGAGTTATATAATTTTTGGTTTAGTAATAGTGATATATGGTTTAACATAAATCACAAAATAGATGAGATAATATATAATAAATATGCAGAATGTTATTTAAAATACGAGATAGAGGAAAATATGGAAGAGATAATAAAAGATAGGAAGATGGGGATATCAGTGATATTATTATGTGATCAGATAATAAGACATATAGTGAGATATGATAAAAATTTAATAATATTTGAGATACCGAGAGAAGATATATTGGAGGAATATAATAAAAAGGCGATAGAAATAAGTAAAATAATATATAAAAGATATGATGAAGAAATAACGGATGAAGAATATTGTTTTGTGATGTTGCCATATAGACATAATGGAAGTTATAGAAATATAAAATATGTGTTAGAAGAGACGTGGAAAAAGATAGAAAATGGAAGTAGTGAAATAATAAGAAGATTTTTGAATGCGACATATAATAGGTATTTAATAAAAAACGATGATGAGGAAAATATAAAAATATATGATAGATATGAGAGAGAATATAATAAAAGTAAATATGATAGAGTATTAGATAAAAGATGTTTAGAATTTAAAATAAATAATGGATATGACATAGATGAAATAAAGGAAGAATTTAAGGATAAATTAAAATATGAGAAAGAGAATAAGATAATATTATCAATAAGTGGGGGAGTAGATTCTATGATATGTAGTTATATATTAAGGAAATTAGAAATAGATTTTGTATGCGTTCATATAAATTATAATAATAGAAAAGAAAGTGAATTAGAGGAGGAATTTATAATAGATTGGTGTAGTTATATAAATATACCATTATATATAAGAAAGATAGAAGAGATAAATAGACCGAAATCAATGAAATATGGATTTAGGAATTTATATGAAGATTACACGAGAAATATAAGATATAATACATATAAACAAGTTAGTAGAATGATAAAAAATAATAAATGTTATGTGATATTAGGACATAATAAAGATGATTGTTTTGAGAATATATTAACAAATATAACAAATAAGAATAAATATGAAAATTTATTTGGGATGGAAAATATAACAATAATAGATAATATAATATTTATGCGACCAATGTTAAATATAAATAAAAGTGAAATATATGAGATAGCAAATAATTTAGATATAAATTATTTATGTGATAGTACACCGGAATGGAGTCAAAGAGGTAAAATAAGAGATAAAGTGAGACCAGTATTAGAAGAATGGAATAATAAGAGTATAGAAGGATTTTTTGAATTAAAGAAGATAATGGAAGATAGTAATAAATTGATAGAAGAATTAATAGAGGTTATAAGTAGTAATATAGAAATAGTAGATAAAAATATTAGGATAAAATTTAATAGAGGGAAGATAATAATAAATAGGATATTTTGGGAGAAGATATTAAAGAAATATAATATAAAATATTCAGTAAGAGGGATAGATGGATATATAGAAAGGATAAAGAATATAAGTGATAATTATGATAAAATACATATAAATCATATAAATTCTTATCAAATGAATAAGAATTATATAGTAAATATAACAAAAAGAAAAGATAATATTTTAGAAATTTTATTTAATTTTATTTAATTTTATATAAATGAATACTAACAGAATAATAATTATTATTATTAATAATTTGATGATAAGGATATTGGTCAAAATTAGTAATTAAAGAAGTTTGATTAGTATTTAGATTATTAATAAAAGATTTAGATTTGGTATGATTAAATCTAATTTCCGAAAGATTATTATGAAGAATATGAAGAATACAACCACCATCAGAATGATTATGAATAGTAGAAAATTGATTAGGAAGCCAAGTAATAATACATAATTGGATTAAATCATTTTGATTTATAATAATTTTATTATAATGATTATTATTAAATTTTATATATTTTTGGTAATTATCATAAGAATAATTAGAAATTAATTTTAGAATATCTTTATTAAGAATTTTAATATTATTTTGCAATATTTTTTGATTAATTAAACTAAATAATATATCCATTTACTAATATTTATTTATAATTTATTTATATTTATTTAAAAAATCAAATTTTTTTATTTTAATTTTAATTTTATTTTTTTCTTAAAACGAGATAATAATTAAAGACAGAACCGCCGACATAATCATATTTGATGGGTATAATTTTAAATTTATCGAATAACATACAAATTTCGTCATTAGTGAAGTATTTTGCATAATAGTCATCATAAAATTTATTATTTTGTTCTTTTTTCATTACAACTTCAAAGAGAGCATGATAAATATCAACAGTATCTCTAACCATTTCATTAAAACAGTTATGTTCTTTTAGGATGATAATACCATTTTTTTTAAGAATTCTAGCAATTTCAGGAATCATAAGATCTAATTCTTTGATGTGATGAAGGACGTGAAATAAAAGAATAACATCAACAGAATTATCTGGAAGATTTATAGATTTGCCGTCAGTAATAACGAAATCAAGATTAGATTTAGAATTATAATTACCGAGCCAATTATCAATATCAACACAGATAGCTTTTTTAAAGTTAAGGATGTTAGAAGTTTCTTTAGTGATAGAGCCATCACCACAGCCGATATCAACGAGAGTATTATTATCGAAAGAGATATCAGAACATAATTTTTTAATAATTTCGCTAGCTTTTTTAGCCCGTGAATCAAGATAAAGAGAATCGTCATATTTATTAGAAGATTTATTTTTAATAAATTCGGAATGAAGTAGATTATAAATATCTTGGTCATTATTAATATTTTTGTAAATAATATTTTTAACGACATTATAATTAATTTTGGTTTGATTAGCGATAATATTAATGATAGATTTATTTTTATTGATAATATTTTTAAAATTATTTTTTTTAGAGCAATTAGAAACAAAGCCCATATAATTATATATATAAATTAAAATTTAATTAAATAAAAGCGATATTTTTATTTTTATCATTAGTTAAAACTGGAAGATGATTCCAAATATTTAGACTATTACAATAGGCGCATTTAGTATGTTCTTCAAGCCAAACATCTTTACATTCTTTATGGAAAATATTAAGACATTTAGGACAAGAAATACATTTATCATCTTTAATTTCATCTTGAAGAATATCACCGAAACAAATAACACAAGAACATTCATTATCAATAAATTTATCAAAGTTAAAGAATGATTTATAGTTAAAAGAATTAACTTTTTTAGCAATAGAAATATCTTTATAGATGTTATCATCTGATAATTTAGCGATTAGATTATTAATATTATCATTATCAAGTTTTTTGGATGTAAAGAAGATGGGATTAAATATTTTACCAATTTTACAGACGACAAAACAGATATGTTTACAAACAGTATTTTTCTTTTTTGAATTAAATTTAAAATCGGAACAGGAACATGTGAAAGTTTCATCTTCGAGATCATTATAGATTTTAATATCATAATTTTCTCTTTTATTTTTGGAAGTGTTAAAAGTGCCAAGAACGCCGATAGTGCCGATTAAATTTTTAAGTTTAGAAGTTTTGGAGGTGTTAGAGGTGTAATCTTTAAAATAAATTTTATCTTTTTCAGAATTGAGTAAAATTTTGTTAAGATTATCTTTTTGGTGTGAATTATCGATAAGATTAATTAATTCGGGTAAAGTTTTAATAGTTTTATTATTAAGATTTTGAAGATATAAATTTTTTAGTATATTTTCTTTAGTTAAAATTTCATGTGAGATGTTAGTTATATCTTTTTGAATGAAAGATTCTTTTAAATTAATAAGTTGATTAGAAAGAATATTATATTTAATAGTAGAATTATCATAATCAATAAGATTGATAGCATTAATAATTTCGGTTAAAAGGTTATTAACATTATTAATTTTATTTTGTGAATTAATAAGTTTAAGATAGGTGATTTTATCTTTATTGTTATTATGGATAGAATTAATAAAATCCATTAGTAATAATATAATAAATTAATTAATATATTATTAAAAAATCAATTTTTTTTAATTTTTGATGGTATGTTTAATAGGAATAAAAAAAAGCTAAAATAGATATATATGGAAGAATTTGAGAATATAACAATAGGAGAGGAGGAGATAAAAGATATAAACGAGATAATAAATAATAAATATGAGAATATGAGTTATAATATATTTACAAATAACAATAATAATTTTAATAATAATGTGAATAATTATAAAGAAAGTTTTATAAAATCGTTATGGAATAATTACTATGGAATAAAAACAATATATAATATATTATTTAGGATAACAATAATAGATTATAGATTAAGAGAGAAATGCCGATGTTGTATATTTAATAAAGAGAAAGAAGAAGATGAAGAATTAATAGAATTAATAAAGAAGTTTAATGGAGTAATAAAATTATTACCGTGTGAATGTAGTTATAGGAAAATAATAAATGAGAATAATAACATAGAAAATGAGAATAATAAATTTATAAGAGAGGATTTTTTGAATTTTTTGCAATATATGAAAATATACAATAAGACAATAAATAAGATAGTAAAATTATTAATAGACTATTATAAAATAGACAAAAGTAAATTTAATAATGTAATATATATTTTAGATGAAAAATATTGTATACACGAAGATATAAGATTTAATAATATAGTAAATTGTGATAAAATAAAAAATAATAATAATAGTAAGATAAAAATAGATGATTTAGTAAATAAGTTATATAATTTGAATATATGGATATATGAAAATTACAAGATAAATATAATATATTATAATTTTCAGTCGTATAATTATTTTATAGACTTAATAAGGAAATATGAGAATGATTACAGGAAGAATAATAAGAATAACAATATATTTATAGAGAACATAAATAGAATATATAAAATGTCAAATGAGATATTAAATTTAGAATTTAATATAAATAATAAGAAGATAATAAATTATGTGATAGAAAGTAAATTTGATAGTGAATTTATAATAAATATATTAAATATTTTATTAAAACAGATAAAAATAAGGAATAATATAAAAAAACCATACAATGATATAGTGATAGAATATGTATTATTTGCAATAAATATAAATAGGATAAATATAGGAATAAGTATATTTAAAAATTATAATTATAATGTATTTATAGAAGAAAATGAATTATTAATAAATTTATATGATAATATAATAGAAAATAGGAATATATTATTAATAGATAAGATAATATTTTTAGATATAATAAGTGAATACAAGATAATAAACAAATATGATTTTATAGAAAAGATAATAGAGAATTATGATGGAGATAAGATAATAGAGAAATATATAGATAATAATATATTTTTAATAAATGAAAAATACAATAATGAGATTTATATAAGAAACATAATAAATAAAGTATTTTTGTATAATAAACCGATAATATTAGGATATATATTAAAGAGATTTTATGTATTGATAGAGATATATAATATAAAAATAATAGATATATATTTTAGTTATATAAATAGAAAGAATGAATATGAAAATTTAAATTTATTAAAGATAATAATACAATTAAAATTTGTAAAATCAGAAATAGATTTAGTAGAATATTGTATAACAAATAATTTATATTTATCATTTAAATTATTAATAAATAATAATATAATAAAAGCGTCATTTTTAGATTTAATAAATGCGATAAATAATAATAATTATATAATAGCGAGTAATATATTAAAGAATAATAGGGAATATTATAATTATTATTACAATGAAAAGATAAGATTAATAAATTATTTATTTGATAATAATTGTGATGATAATTTTATAGTTAGAATATTATATATATTATTAACAGATGAAAATATAAATATAAATTATGATGATGAGAATAATAGTAATATAATATATGAGATAATAAATAGTAGTTTTGATAAATATGATAAGATAAAAATAATTAAATTAAATATAAATAAGATAAATCCATTAAAATTATATAATAATATTCCGATAATATTATATTCGATGATAAATGATGAATATGAAATATGTTATTTATTATTAAAAAAATTGATGAATGATAAATTGATAATAAATAAAAATGTATATTTAGATAATAGTATATTAAATTATAATTTAATAGAAAATAATACAATAAATTATATTCCAATAATAGTAAAATATATTAAAGAAATATATGAAAATGAGAAATATAAAAAAAATATATTATATATTGAAAATATTAATAATAATAATTTGATAATTATAGATGAAATTTTAATAATATTATTAATTATTTTATTAGTTTTAACATCATACTATATAAAAGAAAATAATATTAATAATACAGAATTAAATTCTATTAAATCTTCTAATTTAATTAATAATTCTTCTATTACTGTCAATACAAATAATAATATTTTTATTAAAATAAGTGAAAAAGAAAATAAAAACAGAATTAAAAATCAATTATATATTGAAGAAATTGATATTGATGATATATTTTAATTTTTTATATATAATATAATATATAATGTCAAATATATTAGATAAAATTTTAAGTAATCCAAATATAAATTATGCTAAACAATTTGATAATAAAATTAATTCTCTTCCACCATCTCAAAAAAAAATTTTATTGTCTAATATAAATTCAATTAAACAAAATATTATAAATTTTTATAATAATAATACATTTTCTGATAAATATGAAACAATTCAAAAACACGCTGAAGATGCAGAAACAGCGACGGAAGCAAAAACATTAGAAGCCATCGCAAGAGAAAGGGAGAGTGCAGAAAGGAAAACTGCAGAAAGAGAAAGAGCAGAAAGAGAAAGAGCAGAAAGAGAAAGAGCAGAAAGGGAAAGAGCAGAAACGGAAAGAGCAGAAAAAGAAAGGGAAAGAGAGGAAAGGGAAAGAGCAGAAAGAGAAAGAGC